TTATAGTATATTCTTCATTATTCAGTGTCGGTAGTATAATATCTAACTTAGCCATACCACCCCCAGGATATTTGAGTCACCATTTATTACGGATACCATAGTTTGGCCATATGGAGATAAAAGATCGTACATATCATCGAGAGTAAACGCCCATTTATGAGAAGGGTCGGCAGTATTTTCTCTATATGGTGTTGTAACGATAATCTTCCTTCTAGCTACTCTGGCCATCTCTTTAACTGCAATTTTTGGGTCGTCAAGATGTTCAAGAACCTCACAGGCAGTTATAACGTCATACCAGTTGTCTTCTCTATCAATCTTCGTGATGTCCAAAAACGTAACCTCGGAAAATAAATCCTTCATTTTTTCTAGGTCAGATAATGATCTCCTGGAAAAGTCTGACACTGATATTTCGAGATTTGGTCTTATCTGTTTTATTAAGAACGGTATCCTACCCGCACCAGATGCCATATCCATTACGCTTTCTCTTGGTTCGATAAATCTTTGCACCCAATATGGTTTGTCACCTTGATTCTTAAAGAAATAATTAAACTCTGTTTCGTTATAGAATTTGTCCCAACTTCCAGTGGTGTTGTTCATTGTTGGTTTTAGTTCTTTCATAAAAGTCCGTTCTTTTCTTTAACTATATTTGTTGCTTTGGCAATCTTATTAGTGTCGTTATTAGTGATACAGTCGCCTTCATAGTGTGCCGTAAACAGGTTCTCGGCTACGTACACTCCGTACTTACCCTTGTTGTACATCCTTATCCACATATCCCAATCCTGAAATCTTTTAAGAGATTCGTCGAATCCGATAAAATCTTTCGCTCTTATTAAGGACATCGTGGAGATAAAGTTTACCCTTTTAAGCGTTTCCCAGTTAAATGGCTTTGAATCAACACTACTATTAAACAGACCAGAACGGTAATATCCACAGTATGCGTATGAGGCATCGGGATTCTCGTCCAGTGCATCTTTCAACTTACTTAGGCAATTCTCGTTAAGAGTTACGTCGTCGTCACAGAAGAAGTAGAACTCACCAGCGGCTACTTTAGCGCCTTGGTTTCTGGCCCATGAAGCTCCATTAAGCTCATAGTCCTCTGAGACTATAATATTTGTGTCTTGGTAGTCTTGATCCTCTATCGAGGCAATCGTTCTACCTAGGCTGTTTCTTCCTTTGGTCGGAATTATTACCGAAATCAAGCATCCCCCTTAATTTTTCAATTTCATTCAACTTGGTTTCTATTTGGAATTTAACGTACAATCTTTCAAGCCGCTCGACTGGTGTCTTGCTTTGCATATCTTCTTCTGATATATGTTCTGATATAAATTCTATAATCTTTTGTTCTGATGGATTCTCGATGCTATTCTTAGCGAACTCTGTTATGTAGCCAACCTTGTCTTGTATCTCTTGCAGTGTTTCTGGCGAGAATACCTCTTTAGCGCTTTCAGTATAGAAAGCCGTTAGGTTTAGCATCTCAGATAATAGTGGGGTTTGTTCGTCAGTTGTAGCGACGTATTGCCCAGAGATATCAGAGTTAAGTGGTGCTGAGATTATTCTCGAAGATTCAATTATACTATTTACTATCTCACTCATTTGATTCTATAGTCCTCTTCATTGCCTTTGTAAAGCCCATTGGTTCTTTCCATCCGAGCTTTGCCAAATTGTTATTCTCTAGTCCGTAATGTATGTCGTGAGCTGGATTATCTTTATGAAAGTCTACGATGTCAAACATCAAATCTTTTCCCATGATGCCAGCAATATTTTGGGCTAACTCTAAATTATTTAGTCGAGTGTCCCCCACGATATGATACCTAAGTGGATCATCCAGTTCGCCAGCCTCGTGTTGATGAACTCCGTGCTCCATGATTGTATTAAGTGCATCGGCCACATCTTCTGAATGAATGTAGAATCTTGATCCTAGCTCTTTGTCGTTTCCGTGAATCTCTACCACCTTATTTTCTTCTAGGGCGCGTTGTACTTTAACTGGGAATTTTGCTGGAGATTGCCACTCCCCGAAGTTGTTCATTGTGTTTGTTATAATTAGATTTACATCACCGTTTCTCCAGTAGGCGTAGCATAGGTCTTCTGACATTGCCTTAGAAGCTGAGTAAAAGTTTGAAGGTCGGTGTGTATCCCATTCTGGATGAGCGTCTGGCGGAGTTACTGGCCCGTAAACCTCATCTGTTGAAAAGTATATAAATGATTTGTGTGGGATCGTTTTTGCGTATTCGCACATTACAATAGTTGACTCTACGTTGTTCTTAACCGTGTATACTGGATTCTCTTGCCCCCAGAACACGTCAGAGACCGCTGCAAGGTGTATTATGTGGTCTACGTCTCCTATGTCAGCTTTCATTTTCTCGGAAATAGGGCAGACTAAATCGTGCTGAATTACGTGAAGTTTTTCTTCTCCGAATTCGTCTACAATATTTTGTATTCTTTCGTGATATCCACGATGTCTAAATGAGTCTATTACGGTTATGTTCCATCCCAACCGTAAAAAGTATCTAATTACGTGATATCCAATTGATCCAGCCCCACCAGTTACTAGTAAGTTCATTTTTTACCTCCAAATGCTTTTTCCCAATTAACTATTGTTTTATCTATATCGTAGTTTTCAATTACGTATTTTTTTGCTTGTGCGCCAATCTTTTTTCTTAGCTTGGCATCTTTTATCAGAAGTTCTAGTTTGTCTTTGAATTCTTGTACGTCTTTGGCGAGGAATCCAGTCACGCCATCTTCGATATCTTCGTATGGTGGTAGCGCCGTAGCAACTGTTGGTATGCCTAGCATCGAGTATTCTAACCATTTGATATTTGACTTGTATTGGTTAAACTCGTCGTCTACTAATGGAGCGATACCGATATCAAAGCCCTTATCTGCGAGTGTTTTATTATAATCAAGCACATTAACGAATTTAGAGGTCTTGTAGTAAAGCTGTGTATGCGGAATATTGGGATCGTATCCTAGTAGGTGGACTTCGAACCTATATTTCTTTTTAAGTTCAGCAAGAATGTCAGCTATCATCTCAAGGTCTTTCCTGTGAGTATGGCCACCAGACCAACCAATCCTTAAAGTATCAGGATCGTTGTTTTGGTTCTCTATTCCTTCCCATTCTCGAAGATCTAGTGAGTTTGGACAGAGATCACCACCTATAAGTTCTTGCAACCGCCTTGTTGTGACTGTTTTGACTGTGGCATTCTTCATTAAGTATCGGATAAGCGCTTGTGAGGACTCTAGGTTTATAAGTTCTGCTACTGGATTGTGCTCTGGAATCTCGAATAGGTAGTCATCTGTTTCATAAACGATTCTCTTTTTTAACTTTTTGGCGTATTCCATTACTCCAACTACTAAATTAGGAGATGCCATAAAGTATCGTGGGAACACTATAACGTCTGCCCACTCAATATCATCTCCTATAATCGCGAATTTTCCATCGCTGGTATGCGCACCGAGTGACACGTTAAATTTAACATTGTGTCCACGCTCTTCTAACTTCTTACCAGGAATCATTAGTCGGTAGTATTTAACTCCATTTAATCGCTCCTTGGTAATCTCGTCTATGAATAGTATGTTCATACCTCTCCTTTTTGATTCACATTACTGAGGAGGAGACCTCCCCAGATATGTTAACCCAAAGGGTTCATGTTATTCTTCTGTTAAGACCAGGAGGTCGGTTAGCTTATCGCAGGAGCGTAAGTTTCAACTACCACAGTGTTAACTTCAACAGCTCGGCTGTCTCCGTAACATACTTTAGTAGCAACACCGAACTTGAATCCGTAATCTTGTTCTTCTTCATTCCAATCAGGGAAGTAAGAATATCCACGTGCGAACGCTTCACCACCAAATGCAACACATTTTGATTTGCTTGCAGATTGTGGTACGTTGTGAGATTCTTTAACGATCATACCGTTGTAAATACCCATAGCTCCAGTGAAGATAGGGTTAGATTCACCACGAATATTAGCGTCTTTTTGAGCGTTAACCCAAGTAGAATCTTGTCGTAGGTTGTAAGCGTCGTAAGGGTGGATAACGATAATGAAATATTCATTACCACCTTCAGTTTTGATTGGAAGAGCTTTGTTAGCAACGAGCTTAGTTTTAACTCGGTCAAGAGTTACGCAGTCAATTTCGTCACCAGCTCCAAGTGTAGCAGTAGATGTAGCATCGCCAGCATACAGTGTGTATGTAGCGCCAGTAGTTGCTTTAGTGAACATTGCTACGTCTAGCTTGTCAGCTAGCCAGTATGCAAGTCGTTGTTTAGCAGTATTTCGAATGTCGAAATTAGCTTTTACTTCAGCATCTTTGTTTACGGCTACTGCGTGTCGTAGCCAGTTAGGAGTAACTGTGATTTGACCAAGAACTAGGCCTTCTTCGTTACCGATTAGTGTGTTTATACCAGTGACACCAGCACCCGTTAGGTTTGAAAGTGTTTGAATGTGGATTTGATCCCCAGCTTGTTTAGCTAGATCATCTTTTCGGATGATTGGCATTCCTGAACCTTGCTTACCTTCGTAGTTCTTCCAGAACATTTGTTTTTCGGCCTCTGCGATGAGTTCCTTAGACCAAATTTCTGGAGTCGCATAATCGACGGCTGTTGCTGTCATGGCTACCATTGCTGTATAATCAGCCATTTTAAGCCTCTTCTTTTCCAGCTAAAGACTATCCAAGTTGTTGTAGAATTTTCTCCCGTACATCTTGAGGAAGTTTTGAGTATTCCTCTTGACTAAGATTAAGTATTTTCTCCATATCTGTCTTTATTTCGACAGTTCCAGATTCTTTCTTACTCTCAACGAAAGCAACTTCTTTTTCAATTTCTTGAGTTTCAGTCTTTAATTGCTTGTCATTAGTTTGTTTATTCGTCGCTTCGAGTGCTTCTAGGCCTTTTACGGCTAGATATGCAGTCCGAAGACCTTCGTTGGACAGTGCCAAGTCAGGATTTTCGTTCAAATATGCCATCATTTTTGGTTCGAACTCTGGAGTCCTTACCTCTTCTGGGAGACTTGCTAACCCTTTGCTTGTCTCTAGTTCACTCTTCATTTGAATAATCTCTTCAAGAGTTTTCCCATATTTGTCGAAGAAGTCTTTGGCTTCTGGACTTGCGTCCTTCGCTTCATTGTTCTTCAGTTCGGCCATTTGAGAATCGGTTTGTTTGCTAGCAAGGAAATCCTCGATAGACATTCCCATATTCTCTTCGAATTTCTGCGCTGCTTCTGCTTTGGGTTTAAGCTCGTTCTTCTCTGAATTTACTTTAGAGAAGCGATCATAAGGCACAGTCTTTTGATCCTCGGTAGTCACTTCTGGTGTTTTAGCCCCTTCACTGGGTTCAGTTGGTGTCTCTACTGGTGTTTGTTCTACGGTTGCTGGGGCCGCTGGTGCTTCAACCTGCACCTCTTGTTCAGCGTTCATAACTTCTTCAGTCATGTTGTCCTCTTTCCTACGTTTTTACGTGTCTCGTCACGGTGGGTGATTTATATCTTATATTGTTTACGTTCCTCGGCCCAATTCAGTACCTCCACAAGTTCTGTAATTTGACCGCGTATTTTATCAACGTTTTGATCATCCTTTAGAATGTCTCTTTGTAGCGTTTCTATCCTTTCACGGATATAATCATCTTCAAAGAATTTCCATCCCTCGGAATTTGTGGTTCTAGCTATTGCGGCTTGCTTTGAGTTTCTGGCCATTGTTCTACTTTCTCTGAAAGCTCTTTTAACTTCCAGGTTATAGCGACAAATATATCTACAGTCGCGACATTCGCTAGGTTCTCGTAAGGAATCTCTAGCCATTCAATCATGGCCATTAGATCACTAGGAGTTGATCTCTGCTCAGAGACTCTCTCCTTCGAAGCCTCCTTGGCTTCCTGCTTTGACATCTTCAATCGGGACTTCGCTCGCTTCTCCGAGACTTGCTCTAAGTCCTTCTGGGATGCCGTTTTCTGCTTCTTCATCCATACCTCCCATTTTTTGGTTTAACATTATCTCTCTAATTCTTGGACTCATAAACGCCTTGTGTTCCTCGATGTGGTCGTACATCATTGGGTGTATTTCGTCATCAGCCTGAGACAGTGCTTGTTCGTGAACAATTATGTGTATTTCGTGGTCGTCTTGTTCTGATACTGTTACGTGCTTGCCTTCGAACATTATTTGGTCTTCAGCTTCGGCACTTTGTTCCGCTTCGGTCATTTCAGCTTCCGTCTCTAGATCAACCGCTGTAGGTAGTCGTAGCATCTTAGAAGTATCTTTGTCGAATGCTTCAAATACATTCTTTTTAAGCTCGATTTGGTCTACGTCTGGGTCATCTAGGAATTCACGTCTTAACATTAGAGCTTCTTGTCTCTTGGTAGTTTCAGACGCTGGTGGTTTCTCATTTACCTTAGTCTCAAAGTTACCTTGAATATTTTCATTTGTGATTTCTTCCCACTTTTCAGATCCATCAGCAGCCTTGATCTTTACTGTGTAAGTTCGGTTAAGGAACTGCTGGTTTCTTGATACGAGCATATCGCCTAGTTCCGTTAAGAACATCTTAGCGGCGAGTTTGATCTTTACCCTGAATACGTAGTTAGCGGCTTCTTGAATGAGCTTAATACCAGTAGCCGTATCATTTAGGTCGGCAGAACCAGTACCCTTAGAGTAGTCGGAGATGCCAGATACGTGCTCCATGAAAGTTTTAAGCATCATAATAAGCTCAACTGTCATTGGATCTACACCTGGGATATCTACTACCTTTAGTTTTGTAAGGTCGTCAATTGTATGTACGCCGAAAGGCTGTGATACTAGTCTATCTTTATCTACTCCAGAACCCTTTTCTAGGAAGATTAGCTTATTTAGGGCTACCTTTTGAACGGCAAACGCTTGGTTTACTAGCTCGTTTAGGAGTGTTTGCATTCCGTATAGGAATTCTACTTCACCCATTCCAAGTAATTGGCCTGGGATTGGTCGGTCTACGAATCGTACGAAAGGTTTTTTCTTGTCATCGTATGGGTTTGGTTCGTCTCTTAGAACAGTTTCTCTGTTAGCGACAACCACAACTCGGTCATCTTCCCAATATTCGATAATTTCTACTAGCTCACGAGTTTCGTCAGCTGGTTTAGTCATCTCGGTAACTGGGTCTAGTGTAGAATCGCCTGTAGCGTTAGTGCCAACTTGGGCAACTTTAGCTTGATCGTAGTTTGGGTTTAGTCTGAGCTTATCTTTAGAAACAAATTTGATGTGAGCAATCCAATCACAACCGTTTTCGCCATTTATGTCAATCCCGTAAGGATCGAAGGCAATTTTATCAAAAGGAATATGTTCAATAGATGCTCGGTCAATATCTAATTTTTCTACGGTCTTCTCGATCTCCCCGATTTTGATTCCACCAATCTTAATAATCGGCTTTCGTCTCTTTACGGTTCGCTTTCGAGTTTTCCAAGTAACCTTACCAAAGGCAGTTCCTAGAACCATTGCCTCTTTATATAAGTCAATCTTGGTAAGCTCTAGTTTGTCCTTGCGCATCTGATCGTTTACTAGTTCAGTAACGTACTTAGAGTTTATATCGTCTTCTTCTGTTTCGCCTTCAAAGACGAATCCAGTATCAGTCTCTACAAGTCTAGGTACGATAGTTTCGATGGCGGCTGTGGTGTATGGTACGGCTCGGTTGGTTAGGTAGTCATAGTCTGGCTCGTCTAGTTGAGCACGGTATAGTCTCCACCATTTCTTCATCGACTCTTTTTTACTGCCAATATAGCCGTTGTATTGGTTAATACGCGAAGTAATCTTCTCAACTATCTCTGCTTGAGGGTCTTGAAGGGTTTCTGCAACGATCTCTGCGGTCTCTTTTGTAACTGTATCTTTTAGTTTAGCCATTTCATCCCTTTCTAAATCGGATAATGGGGTCTTTTTCTTCGTATCGAGTGACGTGTTTTAGCATTTGAATTGCTATAGCCATCGACATAACCCTATCGTCCAGAGCGCCCTCTTGGGCATTTGTTCTACCATTTTCATCTATCACGTACGTAAGACACTCTTCTACTAACTCTTGAGAGTTAATAATCAGTTGTCTTTCTCTTATCCACACGGCCATTTCGTCAATAGCGAGTGGTTTTGTTTTTACGTTAGTGTGCCAACCAAATTTGTTGGTCTTTTTGTGAGTCCTGTCGTCGAGAACTCTCCTGTAATATATATTTGGATAATTTTCTTGTTTAGCTATCGTTAGTGTAGTAAGCCCGTGGTTATTCGCTTCAATGCCGAGAAGCCCAAAGTTATAAAACTTCGCTATCTCGACGGCGATGTATCCGAGTTCGTCTGGATCGCACTTACCAGCCCATTCAGCTACCTGCTCGCCCATAAACTTGTCTAGGACTTGAACTACGGAGTTATCCCCAATCTCTAATCCTTCGGCAACGTCTACGCCGATGGCGTATGCAGAACTCCAGAATGGTAATTTCCATACTCGGAAGCTCCCACTATCTGATTCTGTGAACTTGCCTTCTTTTAAGTATCCCCGTACTGGTTTCTTCGTCTCAAGTCGATATTTCATTAATTGATCAACATCGAATCGTGGTCTACCAGACGCAATAAACGCTTCGTAGTCGTCTGATGGGTATTCCTGTTCAAATTTTCCACCAGTGGACTCAAGTTCCGACTTCTTAACCCTTCTCCAGTAGAGTTGAGCGTTCGTAAGTCCGTACTTTGTCTTCAGTTTCTGTTCTGTTCTGTTGGGTTTAAAACCTATTGGTGGCTTTAGGTGATACTCTTCATGGACAAACCATGGGAAGAAAAAGCACTTAAAAACCGATTTACCCCGTTTAGCACGTTGGTATTCGTTATAAAAATAGCCCCCAACACCATTAGCGGTAGACTCTAGGAAAATCATCGTATTGGGACTGTATGGTACGGTCTGCATAAGTCCAGCCATAAGTTCTTCTGGGTGATCCCAGAAAGCAACCTCTGAAGCGTGGATTAACTGGTTCGTTTCTGAACGTCCAGCCTGTAAGTTACCAGCAGTGGACACCATCATCTTTGAACCTAGCCCTGGATTGTCGGATCGTTTCTCATCATCGGGATTCTCGAATACCAATTCTTTTCTGTTTGAGTACCGAATCATCGGCCTTACAAACTCATGCAGTCGCTCATAGTAGAGCTTCGACATATTGAATAGGTTGTTTGAAGAATCACCATCATGGGCCACGATTCTACCAGACCTGTTTTTGTGAGTTGCGGTATACCAGAATATAATTGCCTCAATGATCGTAGACATACCTTCTTGTCTGGCTTTTAGGATGATAACCCTAATCGGTACGCCCTTATCTAGGCATTCTATAACATAGTTAATTAGTTCGGTTTGAACGTAATTTATCTTAAGTTTCTGTAGCTTACCTTCTTTTGTCCTGATATATAGATTCTTTTCTATATAAAATATAGGATTATTCCGAAGTTTCCTCGCTAGCTCTTGGTTGTTCATCTTCCTCCTCTAGATAATCCATGTAAGACTCGAATGAGTGAACCACCTTTTCTTCCTTCTTCTCTACTAGATCACCCCTGAGTTTAGCACCGAGCGTAAGTTCTGGTACTCGCTTGCCTCTGTTAGACTTGATATCAGCAACGAGCGCACCAACAATAAGCTCTCGCGTCAGACCCATAGAGTCAAAAAAATCCTCGCCAAGTTTCTCTTTTAGTCGCTCTTTTTTAGCGTGACCTAGAGATCTGGCTGAGGCATCGTTTTTGCAATCATATGCAATTTTCGCGGCAAGCCCAGCATTGCCTTTATTTTCCCTTAGAGCTCCAAGAAATATCTTCTCTTTCTCTGTTAGTATTCCTTTTTTTCTTTTCATTGTAATGGATTTAAGACCTTGAGTTTTATGGTCTTCCCCTTGAATTTATATGCGCCTATAGTGAGTGCTAATGGGTTATTCGTCTTTAGGCTTATCTGTACGTATGGATTTCCGTCCACGTCCTGTTTTGCTATTACCTGATGTACTTCGCACTCTAGTTGCATCCTCACCTCCATTTACTAAGCTAATCAAACGGTCTTCCAACTCTTCATCTGAAACCCCCTGCGAAGTTGTTTTGATCGTTTTCATAGTCCCCCTTATTTAGTTCGATAAAAACCCCCAAAAACCCTAGCATTTAGCCCGAACTGGTTTTTCCCATTCCCCTTAAGAGAACGCACCTGTATACGTATTTTGTATACTATATACTAAGGACAGTATAGCATACTTTTTGGTGTTTGTCAAGTAGATTTTTTATTGGCTCTCAGGGATGGGCTCGAACCATCATTTGAAGCTTCAAAGGCTACCGTCCTGCCATTAGACGACCTGAAACTGGCGACTTCTGGGGGAATCGAACCCCCCTCATCTGCTGGACAGGCAGAGATAATAGCCGATATACGAAGAAGTCATGGTACGGTATACGAGATTCGAACTCGTAGTCTCCAGATTGAAATTCTGGGGCCTTTCCTGTTGGCTAATACCGCGTATGGTGGAGATATAGAGAATCGAACTCTAATTCCCTCGGTGCAAGCGAGACGTAATGTGCCATTATACGATATCCCCATGGCTCCCAGAACAGGGGTCGAACCTGTATAAGCTGGTTAACAGCCAGCCGTAATGCCTTTATACGATCTGGAATTGGTGGCGGAGAGCAGATTTGAACTGCCTACATGAGCGTATGAGACTCGCGTGTTACCATTACACCACTCCGCTATGGTACTCAAGGTGAGATTCGAACTCACACTGAATAGTTCCTAAGACTATCGCCTCTTCCGTTGGGCTACTTGAGCTTGGTAGTAGATAGGGGACTCGAACCCGTAACCTTCTCCGTGTAAAAGAGTTGCTCTACCATTGAGCTAATCTACTATGGTTCCCAAGACGAGGTTCGAACTCGTACTAGACTGCTTTTGAAACAGTCGCCTCTTCCGATTGGGCTACTTGGGTTTGGACATCTGGACTGGAATCGAACCAGCATGAACGATTCTGCAAACCGTTGCATAAGCCATTCTGCCACCAGATGATGGTAGTGATGGTAAGGTTCGAACTTACGACTAATCGCGTATCAGGCGACTACTCTACCACTGAGTTACATCACTATGGTATCCTCTGTAGGATTCGAACCTACATCAGCGGCTTCGAAGGCCGACATTCTGTCCATTGAACTAAGAGGACTGGTACTAGAGATGGGATTTGAACCCATACTGTATCGGGTTTAAGCCGACTTCCTCTTCCGTTGGGATACTCTAGTATGGTCTAGAATACAGGATTCGAACCTGTGACTTCTCGGACCCAAACCGAGCGCGTTGGCCTCTACGCTAATTCTAGATGGAGCAAGTAAAGGGAATCGAACCCTTATCAACTGGTTGGAAGCCAGTAGTAATATGCCATTATACTACACTTGCATGGAGCCAAAGGTCGGACTCGAACCGACAACCTGCTGTTTACAAAACAGCTGCTCTAGCCATTGAGCTACTGAGGCGTGGTCGAGGGGATGGGAGTCGCACCCATATGGCTGGGATCACAGTCCAGAATCCTACTGTTGAATGACCGCCTCGATGGTGCAAGAAACAGGACTTGAACCTGTAACGCGTGGTTCTTCAAACCACCGCTCTACCATTGGAGCTATTCTTGCATGGTGCATGTAGATGGACTCGAACCACCGTAGCCGAAGCGTCTGGTTTACAGCCAGATGTAATTGCCGCTATACGATACATGCATGGAACCCTCGGAGGGATTCGAACCCTCAACTAAGTGCTTAGAACACACCTGTACTTCCATTGTACTTCAAGGGCATGGCGGAAGACTATGTACTCGAAACATAATCCGTTAAGATCGCTGCACTTAGCAGGTGCGCCTAGCTCCTCGCTAGTTAATCTTCCATATTGGCGGAAGGTAGTGGGGTCGAACCACTAAGGCCGTTAAGCTCGTCGCGTTTCAAATGCGGTTCCGTCGCCGTCTATCGGATTGACCTTCCATTGGCAGGATGACTAGGATTCGAACCCAGAACTTCGGTTTTGGAGACTGACGTGTTAACCATTATCACTATCAACCTTTGCTTTGTCTATATCTTCACGAATCCACGGGCAGGTATAAGGCTTTCCGCCCTTATCTAATTGAGCACGGAGGTCCTCAGCCGTCATTGGTTTCATGGTCTTATATTTCATAGAGACAGTATATCACATATCTATCTATTTGTCAAGAACTTTATAGAGAGTAGATTATCGCCCCTAAAATCAGACCAACTATTAGCCCGACAACCTCCAGAAACTCTCTTAGCCGACGCTTGGATCTTGGGTTCATAATTCTATCCCCAGGTTGTACTTCTCTCTTATCTTTTTATACAAGTATTCGTCCTGCTGGAGCTGGAACTTCTTACCATCCTTGACCCCACGGTCATAGATGGCCTGCGAGTTATTGAACTTATATGAGTATCCAATAACAAACCCACACAATAAGACCAGTACAAAGTAAAACAAGAAGCAAGTTGTCTTTACAATATATGTCATTTGGCCTCCTTAGTCCCAATAATATTCGATATGTTTAGCGATATAAATATTCCGTTTCTCCTTGGCCCTAGCCTCACCCTTCCAATCCATAGAGTATCCATTCTTAAGTTTGGTGTATTGTTTCCATTCTTCGGCTTCGGCCCTCTTAATCAGACGGAGTGTTTCTGTGTATATCTTCTTCCTGTCTGGGTTTAAGTCCATGTGCTCGGTGTCTTTAAGCTCGTCTCGACAGAGCTCCTCTAGTGGCTTGAGCATATTCTCAAAGTATGAGGAGAAGCCCCACTTAATTCGTTCGTCATACCCATATCGAACCCTTTGATAAGGGTATTTAAACAACGTCTTGAACGCATATTTAACTTCTGTATCTAGCATCATCTTACTTTTCCTCCACACATTTTACATGTCTTCATTCCGACCCCTGCATAATGACCGTTAACGCACCAACCTGGTTCCTTCGGCATCGACTTAGGCTTCAACCCGACACTGACTCCATCGGGGAGATTGTTAAGCAAAGCATCTCTGGCTGGATTAACCCTTTTGGGAAAATTTTCCCCAGAAATTTTTTTGACTTGGGTCCCCTTATGGGTCCCATCCATATCTTTTATTATTAAAGTTCTAATATACCCCTCGGCTTTTTCTTTTACCCAATCCTCCTCCGACTGAGAGAGGTACAGGTTTCTATAAGGCATGTGATCCTTTCTGTACATATGTACATATATCTATATATACATACTAGCATACTTTCTTTTTGTTGTCAAGGGGAATGTGAGAGACACTACTTTTACCCTTACTTTTATGAGGACTCCATCTTCCCTGGCGGTGGTTACGCTCAATCCCCCCCCCTCATTTATCCTATTGTCTGGCTGTAAACTACGCATACGCTATGTGTACATATGTATATATAGTATGT